TGTTGATGCCGTGGGTAGGTCGTTAAAAAATAAAAAGCCTAAATGGAAAAGGTACGGTGCATCAAGAGTACCATTTATGACAAATAATAAAAGTAAGACTTGTGTTGTAGTCGAGGATTGTGCATCTGCCTGTGCAGTAACTAAAGCTGGAGTAGTAGGCGTGTCACTCATGGGGACTAACTTGATAAAAGAGTATATATCCTACTTGACAAAATTTGACAGGGCTGTCATTGCACTAGACAAAGATGCCAGTTTAAAAACGCTGACAATTGCTAAAGAGTTATACACACATATGACTGTACATACTCTTATGATAGACACAGATATTAAAACGTGGACTACCGATCAGATATTAGAGAGATTTAGGGAGTATCACGCATGACTATAGAAAAACAGTTATTAGCACACTGCTTAAAAAAAGACTTTTATAAACAAGTAACTGACGTTATAGGAAAGGAGATGTTTGCCAATGGAGTGGGTACTATATTCGATACTATTGCTTTTGCTCATGTAAAATACGATAGTGATTTAACTGTAGAGGAACTTATGCATTTACACAGAGATAAGTTTCCTTCGATGCCAGATAGTTCTCGTGAGTCTGTAGAGGATGTTATTAAAGACTTGCGAAACTTCTCTGGTAATCCTGACATTACAAAAGACTTAGTGACAAATTTCTGGAGAAGAAATAAGGCACACGAAATAGGGTCAAAAGCGACTGACATTTGGCTAGGTCACGATGGTGACTATTCTGGTCTACAAAGTTTGGTTGACAATTTAGCTGACAAACAGCCACAGGATGACAGTAATTTTATAAAGGTTGATGATAATGTGTCCGACTATTTAGAGGCATGTGAGAAGGGTTTTGATTTTAAGTTTGAGTTAGCACCGTTAAGAGATAGAATCAGTGGTGTAGGCAGGGGTAACTTAGGTATTATCTTTGCTAGACCAGAAACAGGTAAGACAACTTTCTGTACATACTTAGTGTCTGAGTATATCAAACAAGGTTATAAGGTAGCATACTTTGCTAATGAAGAACCGGGAAGGATGGTAAAAGGTAGGATATTTTGTTCCTATCTAGGCAAGTCAACTAGTGAGCTGAAAGAAGATGTTGACAAATACGATGAGATATACGATAGAGAGATCAAGCCTAACCTGTTGCTGTTGGAAGGTAGAGAGATATCCATAGCAGAGATTGACAAATTTGTAGAACTTAATAAGCCTGACATTGTTTTTGTAGATCAGTTAGACAAGGTTAACATCAGCAGTACATACTCAAGGGTAGATGAGAAACTTCGTGCTATATACGAAACATCCAGAGCGATAGCAAAGAAACGAGAGTGTATGGTCTGGGCTGTATCTCAGGCAAGTTATGAAGCCCACAATAGACAGGAGATAGATTTTGCCATGTTAGAAAACTCCCGTACAGGCAAAGCAGCTGAGGCTGACATTATCATTGGGATCGGTAAGAACTTTGGAGATGAGGAAGATTACATACGACATTTGTGTGTGAGTAAGAATAAACTTACAGGTTGGCATGGTTTAGTAACTTGTAGGATAGATATACAGAAAGCGAGGTACATCCCTTGAAAAAGAGAATACATGTAAACCAACATTTAGTAAGGAAGAAAGCAGATAAGTGTATCACAGTTAAGACTTATAAAGACAACAGGTACGCTAGAGAAGTAGAAATACTTGGAGAGAGTAAGGTTATTTACAGACCTGATAAACCACTATCTTGTGGAGCGAAAGTGTGGATAGAAACAGAGGCGGAGGTTAAAATAAAATGATTACGGTATTAGACATAGAGACGACATTTAAATTAGATAAAGATAACAAGACAGAAGCAGAACCCTATACAGGCAATATGTTAGTGTCTGTAGGTTACAACATGGAAGGTGAGAAGAACTACTTATGTTTCTACCACCAAGATAGATCTCCTACAGAGGATGCAACTAAGACTCTACAGGATGTTTTAGATAAGACTACGCTGTTAGTAGGTCACAACATCAAGTTTGACTTGAAGTGGTTACGTGCTTGTAACTTTACCTATACAGGTAAGGTGTATGACACGATGATTGCAGAGTATTTGATAAACGGTGGTAGTAAAATACCCCTATCATTAAAGAAATGCTGTGAGAGGTACGCTTTGTCAAAGAAAAAAACAGATCTGACAGAGAAGTACTTACAGGATAAAATAAGTTTTGAGAAGATACCTTGGCCTATTGTACAGGAGTACGGTGAAGCAGACGTGCAAGTTACCAAAGAATTATATGAAGCACAGATAGATAACATGCCTAGTAGACTTAAAAATACATTAGAGTTATCGCATGAGATGTGTGATTTATTGTGTGACATGGAGAACAACGGTATACAGATCAGTAGAGAGAACCTGTACAGCATAAGAGAAGAGTATACAAAAGAGTTAGCTAGTTTAGAATCATTCTTAACTAGAGAAGTAAAGAGAGTTATGGGAGATACTGAAATTAATCTGGACAGCAGTGTTGATAGATCTCGTGTGATATTCTCAAGAGAAGTAATAGATAAGAAAAAATGGGCTTTGACTTTTAACTTAGGTTATGAGGATCGTGGTAATTCACGAAGGAAGAAGAGACCTAAGCGTATGACAGCAACAGTATTAGGACAGACGTTGGCTAAGATGACCAAGTTGCTGTATAGGACTAAGATGGAGTCTTGCAATAAGTGCGGAGGATCAGGACATTATTTCGCATTGAAAAAAGATGGTACGATTGGTAAACAACGTAGGCTGTGCAAAGCCTGTAGAGGTAAAGGTGTTGTGTACATCAGGCAGAAAGAGATCGCTGGATTTAAAATGAATATTGATACTGTGGAAGACATTACAGTGCATGGTTTTAAGACTGATAAACACACAATTGATAAACTGGTTAAATCAGCAAATCCTGAGCAAAAAATTTTCGTGGAATCTTACTCTAAGTATAATGCTATCAAAACATACTTGAAAACTTTCATAGATGGTATAGAGAGNGGNTTAGACAGTAAGGACAAGATCCATCCACAATANATGCAATGTGTCACTTCAACTGGTAGANTATCTTCTAGAAATCCTAACTTTCAAAATATGCCTAGGAGTGGCACGTTTCCTGTACGTAAGGTAGTCATTAGTAGATGGGAAGGTGGNNATATGNTAGANGGTGATTACTCACAGCTAGAGTTTAGGGTTGCNGGATTTCTNTCTAAGGATAAGNANGTGTANGAAGACGTAGGTAATAACATAGATGTNCATGCCTACACAGCATCTATCTTAGGAGTGTCTAGACAGGANGCAAAAGCAGATACATTTAAACCTCTCTACGGAGGGATGATGGGTACTCCTAAACAGGTACAATATTATAAAGCATTTAAAGATAAATATAAAGGCGTGACCAAGTGGCATGAGGATCTGTGCAACGAAGCTGTAACTGAAAAACAAATCAGTTTGCCTTCTGGTCGACATTATGCCTTTGAAAATACATATAGATTGCGATATGGAGGGGTTACAAACGCTACATCAATAAAAAATTACCCCGTGCAAGGCTTTGCTACAGCGGATTTGCTACCTATTGCACTAATCTATACAAAAAAACTGTTGACAGATAATAATATGAAGACTATAATTTGTAATACAGTACACGATTCCATCGTACTTGATGTCTATCCCTCCGAAAAGGAGCTAGCGGTAGATATATTAAAGACAGCAATGCTATCACTAAAGTCTGAATGTATACGAAGGTATAATATCGAGTATGATATGCCGATTGGAATCGAAATTAAAATAGGAAATAACTGGTTAGACATGAAAGGAGTTCTAAACATATGACCGAAACATTAATGGAAACAAATCTACCTGATAAGATTTCAACAATGTCTGTAGACGACATGATGAAACTTACAGGGCAGTCAGCAGACGCACCAACTACTAGTAAAGGGTTGTCACGTCTGTCAATAAATCACTCAGCCGAAGACGAAGATGGAAACGCTTTACCTCGTGGACATTTTAGTCTGTACACTGATGATGGTATAATCTACGCAGAGAAGGCAGTCATCAGACCGTTTATGAGAACGTATTCGTACTCAGTATGGGATAATGAAGAAGGTGCTTTTTCTGTACAGACAGTACAAGCTCCATCTTTTAATAGTGAGTTCTATGATACAGATGGTGGTTTGAAGTGTGGTAGATTAAACGCAAGTGATCTAGAGTCCATGCCTAAAGATAGCCCTGAGTGGGTGTTACAAAAAAGTGTAAAGTGTAGCCAGAACATCTACGGTTTGATAACCTTAGAAGGTGCTAAAGATAAGAAAGGCAAGGCTGTAGAGGCTAAAGATATTCCTAGCGTGTGGTACGCTAAGGGTGCGAACTTCGTTCCGGCAAGCGATTGCCTAAAGAGCCTGCATAAGCAAAAGCAACCTATGTGGTTGACGACTATCGGGCTGTCTTCTGTAAGAAAAAAGAAAGGTGGGAACATCTATTTTCAAGCAGAGCTAACGCCTCGTGGGCAAATCGCTGACTGGACTGGAGAGGATGATACGCTGATGCATCAATTTATGGAAACTGTAAAGGGCTATAACGAGTCTATTATGAAGAGACATAGTAGTGCTCGTGGAGACAAAGAAGGCTTCGATACAGTTGTAAATGAATAATGCAATCATCCACAGAGTTCAGGGTTTTCTCAGCAAGGTCTCGAAAGAGGGTGTTGAGCTAGATCCAAAACTCGTCAAAGAGTTCAGAGATGCATGTGAGGCTTCTATCCACAAACAATTCAGTCCTTCCGCTGATAAATGGAGACCTCGCATGTCATCTCTGGGCAGACCTCTTTGCCAACAGAAGATGGAGAGAGATGGTGCAGACAAAGACATTGAGTATAATGCTATACTTAGATTTATATTCGGTGACCTTGTTGAAGCTATCTCTGTCTTGATTCTTAAATCGGCAGGCGTAAACGTAGAGGGAGAACAAGAAAGAGTCAAGTTAAAACTAGGAAAGAACGAGGTGTCTGGCACGTTAGATATCGTTATTGATGGTAAGGTGTGGGACATCAAGTCTGCTAGTCCGTATGCATTTGAACATAAGTTTGGTGAGATGGGTGGCTATAATAAAATTAAAGAAGATGATACGTTTGGTTATATAACGCAAGGTTATCTATACAGCGAATCTAAGAATAAAGAGTTTGGTGGGTGGATTGTTATTAACAAAGCAAGTGGAGAGTGGAACGTATGTGAAGCACCTGTTGTACAGGATGAAGATAGGAAAGAGTTCCTACAGCTTGCTAAGAATAATCTAAACGCTCTGTTAAAAGGCGAGAAGTTTAAAAGATGTTTTTCTGATACGGCAGAAACATACAAAGATGATAATAAGAATGAAAAGAAAACAGGTAACAGGCTACTGCCTAGCATCTGTGGCTTTTGTGATTTTAAAAGGAAGTGTTGGCCGGATGCTATACTGCACAAAAAGATAGGGTCTAAGGCTAGGTATCCAAGAACTGTTTGGTATAGTAAATTAGTTAAAAGAGAAGTATAATGGCTTTGTATTTTCAGACGGACATCAACAGGAATGATATATTTATGAATGATAAAGTATATTTTTCCTATCCAGAAGCAGAAGATCGCATGGGTGGGCCGGATATAATACGAGAGATACGAAACCATTCTAAAAAGATACCAATACGTGTACGTTCTAGTTTTATAAACTTAGGAGAGAAGTATGGAACTAACTATACAGGTTTATGGAGTGATGTACACCAAGAAGAAAAGTTAATTATATTTAGAGAAGACTTAGATAAGTTAAAGAGTTACCTAGACAGGAACGCTCTTGTTTGTTTTTTCATAACACAATGGACGGATGTTTTGTATGAGATGGAGAGGAAAGCACCTAAGCTGATGGACACTATCAGTGAGGAT